CATTACTAGAAGTGCCTGCACATTACGGTTAAGGATTGATTCGATTGCGTCAAAAGATAGATGCTCGTCTGTTGTTAATTCTGTTTCTACTTGTCCTATTGACAACGTGATATTCAGTGTCATAGGGCATCCCTTCACCGGCTTGGTTAGTGGGTATTTTATCTTTTTTTTCTTTGTTTTTTTATATTGCCCAGAGCCTAGAGCCAAAACTGAATACGCCCCCTACCCCCAAAGTTAAAAAAACTTTTGGGAGTAGAAGGAACGTTTTGGCTGTGCTGAGCTTTGCCCGTCACCTGTCGCCGTCACTGTTCCCGCCCCAGTCTTTCGACCAGTGCGAAATCTAAGCCAAATCACTGACATTGACAAGTGACACGCAGACAGCAAGAAGCCCGGTGGATATTCCGACACCGGGCTTCCTTTGCCTAGACTACCACGAATCGTCTGGCAGGGGGCGGCCTTTGATTCCCGACTAGGCAAAGTCCCTACAGTAAGGCGCTGAAACGGTCTATAAAGGCCGTCACAGCGTGATTATTGGGCAAGTATGTATAGAGCTTAGACAGGGGAACAAACCAGTTGACAGGCAATCCTTCACGCTCTTTGCGATAGGCATCCACTTTTCCCATCTGGACGGGCATAAATCCAACGATGTATAGGTCATTGATGCTCGCCCCTTTGACCACGAAGATGATGTCAGTGTCACGGTCGTAGTCGTAGATGATTGCGTACTCCGTCGATGTCCATCGCACCTCGATATTGTCCCCGACATCGGCTTGGCGTTTGCCAGTGTTCACGCCATTCCATTGCTTCTTCAGCTTCTTAGCCACGCCGATTTCTGATGCGTAGGCCAGTATCAATTGCTTCTTACGCTCATCATCGTCTTTCCAGCCTTTGACAGGCGTGTAATCGGGTCTGGCATCTGCGTAGGTTAGAAAAGATACCGCTGCCTGCTCGGCCGTCAAGCGCTCGCCTAATGATAATTGTAGCCGTCGATCATTCACGATTTCTTCCACGGCCTGCCATCGACGCTCATCGGTGTGCATTGATCTTTGTATGGCATACGTGTACAAAATAGACCTTCATAAGGTCTTCCTGTTCCTGATACGCCGCTCTTGAGTTGTCGGCAGTTGATTGCTCCGTGTTGACAGTGTGGCTCTGGCTCCGGGGCAACAATGACGGTGGATGGAGCATCGGGTCGTTGTTCATCTAGGAATGCTGCAAGTTCGGCATTGTCAGTCTGCACGGGTTTGAGTTCGGGCACCGAGCGCAGAGTGAAAGGTGGCTCTGCGCTCGTGCCGTTGCCATCTGCGCCCCACAGGTCTAATGCAACCCCAAAACGCATCGCGGCGTTCTTGATTGCATCGCTGATAGCCGTTTTGACGGCATCGGCTCCCTTTTGATGTGGCTCAGACGCTCCATAACCGATACGACTCACACCTAGAATCGTGAGCCGTATCCATAGACCATTGTGATCATCGAGCTGGGGCATTCCATTGGACGGATCGGTGGCCAATGGAGCCCAATACCACGCTGGATCAACCTCAATGAGTCTATCTGTGACAACCGCGTGATTGACATAGGCATAACTCCGATTGCCCATCGTCTTATGTTCAATTAAATCTGTCTTGAAGGGCGCACGAAGTTTGGCCGCGTCTTTGTTGTCCATCAGTCAATTTCCTTTCGTGTGGCATCTTGTACGTACGACGACAGCCAGCTCAATGATGTCAAGCGACGATCGTGTAGGGCTTGTATGACGGCGGCACGACCTTCCGGTGCGAAGCGCGTACTCACATAAGGCTCCTTGACCACAAATTGCACAAAGTCAACAAAAGTGCCATTTAAGGTGCTAAATATGGCGTTATCTGCCCCAATTTCCATCGATTGCAGAAACACTTTTTTGTAACTATCACGGACACGTTCTTCGATTTCGGTGGGTGCGTTTTCCCGTACCCACGTTACAAATGCTCGATCATCGCAAATGACAAAATCGTAATCCCGACTGACCAGCGTTATCTTGGCCACTTCCTGATTATCGACGACCGCCTTTGTCATATCAGCCCCGACATTGAGTAACTCTTGTTTTGCAAGTTCACGAAGTTGCTCTGTGGCTTCCTTCACGGCATCTTTTAACACGGTCAAGGCTGCAAGTTCTGTGGCGATTTCTTTAAGGTTCATCGCTGCACCTTCGTCGGGTGATAAATGCCTGCTCGTCGGCCGTTACGGAAGCCTTTGGTATAGCCTGTGTGATGGCCTAAGTTATAACCGATATAGATCAAGAAAAGACACATCAAGAAGATGATGGTGTCACGGTAGGTGAGTATAAAGTCAATCATTTCTGTCCCTTTGTCTGGTTGGTAGTTGGAGCCAGACCTGTAAAGGTTACATCTGATTGGCGACAAACAGAGCTCGCGACACGCCTTCCTCAAGGCTGATTTTGGGCACATAACCCAAACTATGCATCAGTGTCGGATTACCTACCCGATAGGCAACGCCTGCCGGTGCATTCGGGAGTGCGTGTATTACTGGTGAGTAACCAACTTGAAAGCTCATCATTTCTGCAAGCGTCTGAAAACTCGTTGCGACACCAGAACATAGATTTACCGTAATGCTAAGTCGATGGCTGGCAAATAATAGACTGGCTTCAACGACGTCATCGATATGTATCCAATCGCGGACCGTTCGCGTTGAACCCCAAACCACCAACGGATCTTTGTGTTCGTATGCTCGTTTGATCAATGATGGAAACGGATAGTCCAAAGCTTGGTCAGCCGCGTAACCACTAAATGGCCTTACAACCAAGACGTTTAGATTGTTCTGACGCAGATGATCGCAGAGCATTTCGCCTGTCAATTTTGCCCAACCGTAGGTCATATCGGGCTGACTGATTTCGCGCAGGTTGATGTCCAACTCATTAAGCGGATGGGTCGACCCCCAATCTTGCAGAGCTATCGGGTATGCCGCAGAGCTGGAAAAGTAGATGATCTGCGAAGGTTTTGTGCGCAGTGCCCACGATGCCATCTCAGCATCAATCGATAAATCGACCGCTAGAGCCAGCGGATTGCCTTCGATCATCGCACGGCCGCCAACCACCGCAGCTAGATGTATCACAAGGTCATAGCGCGTATCGTTATATCGGAAAAAATCACGCGCATCTTTGCCTTCTTGGATGTCAATCAGCGTCAACTCGTGACTCTGTAATTCACGTGTGACGTGACGACCCACAAAACCTCTATGCCCGGTGATCAACACTTTACTCATCGCAGGATTGCGACCAAATCCGTGTATTCGCTACTGTTGATGTAGTGCTCGTATCGCTCACGATCTGCATCATAGACGTGCTGAGCATTGACTCTGGCATAGTGTTCGTCCATTACCGACTTTCGAGCCAATGGGTGCAGGTGCTCGATGATGACATCTGGCTTGTAATACAGGCCGTCAATGTCTGTGCCCAATCGCTTCCAAAAATTGTCTAAATACAGGTGCTGAAACCCGGGTGGAACCATACCGCCTAGATGATCGACGATTCTTCGATTCATCAAAACGGCAGTGGGCAGATTGCCTCCCTGTAATAAGTCATTGCCGTACGCGATGCCGTTCTTTTGACCCGGTATCGCAAGCTGTAACATATAGTCCCAGTAGGGCGTGCGTGGTCGGTGGTCATCACCCATAAATCCAAAATAGTCGTAGTAATCGTATTGCTCATCGTTCATCAACATTTCCACGCCCATATTCAATGGCGCAGCCATACCTGATGACATATTTTCTACAATTAAATACCCATAGTCATATTTTTCGGCATTCTTTTCGTAAACTCTGCGTTCCCAATCGTTGTCATCAATAACGATCCACAAATCCGCTTTTGCATCAGTTGTTTTGAACGCTTGCGCTAACCTTTTTACGTTTTCTGGTCGTCCCCGTGACGGCACCACATAGGCAATTTTCATTCTTTATGTCCCTTCGATCGTGCTCTTTGAAGTGTTCAAAGAGCATCTTTCGTACTTCACGCAAATCGCGTAATACTTCGTCGGTGAACCCATTGGCGACGGGGCGGCTGTTGCGTTCCGCTTTCGCTGCAAAGATAGCGGCGATGCCTGACACTGTGGCAGCGGCAAGAAGGCCTAACTGAATCAGTAGATTATCCACGCCCTAACGGATCCTTCGGGTTCAAATAACGCAAAATCGGTGGGAGCACAGCGGCCAGAGCTGCACTAGACAATCCCTTTGCGGTAATGTCGCCTGTCGCTAGGTAATACGCGATCGCTGCCGCGACTGCCGTCCGTCCCCACGACGCTGCCATCTGCTGTGCTGTTTTGATTGTCTTGTTCTGGTTGTTGATCTTCATCATCGAGTCCTAACGTGCGTATTAGATTTTTCACTTGGGTCGCATTGAGCGCGATTTCCACGTGCATTTCGTCTTTTCTGTTCCGGTAATCGCCACCCCATCTTAGTCCATATTTACGGCATAAACGGCGAATTGTATTGCTTTGTTCTTCCGTAAATGTATTTTCTGCACCTAATGGGTGTTGCGTGGCGTTTAGATCAATGGCCGTGCCAGATGAATGATTCGATATAACGGTGTTACTGCCACGAACTTTGCGATAACAATAGCCCCAGTCATCGAGCGCACCTTGATTGATTGCTTCCACCTGTTTGTGGAAGTCAGCGGCGAACGCTAAAAGTAACGGTGCAACGGGTTTGGCGACGCGGAGCTTCAGATCTGTGCCGGGGACGCGCTTGCGTATGATGTCGATTTCATCTGGGTCAGCCGATGCAGGCCAACCATTCGCGCTCGTTTCTGGCATTATCTTGGGGGAATGTGCTACTTGCCTAGTT